GCATAGACTTTGGCATCGCCAACTTCTTTACCCATTACCTTTTTAGAAAATTTAGGCATTATCGACCCCTTCCAGCTTTACGCATCATGCCTTGATTCTGAACTTTAGCAAGATTACGTCCAATTTTTTTCATGACGTTTTGGTCTTTACCACCCATCTTTGGCTTTGATTTCATGCCTAATACTGTAGGGCCGCTATCACCTAAATTGTGACCTTCAGTTTTACCTTTTTTGGTAATACCGTCTGCGTCTTTTTTAAACATTTTTTACTCCTAAGTTGTCGTTATCGTTACACTACCTACCAAACAGGATGGAGCCAAATCGTTCGGGGTTAAACCGTCATCTCTAGCACCGCCAACAGGGTTCCATCCCCATTGAAATATTCTACTTCCACCCTTAGGGTAACCAGCACCTTCTAAGGTTGTATCATTTGTTCCATTAATCTGTAAACCACTACTACCTGATACTGTATAACTTACGTCTGGCCTTGGCTCCCGTACTGCTTGGGGGTCATTAACTGGATACATACCCAAAGACAGTTGCGGTTGGTCAGGTTCCCAGCATTCCTGGCATACCTTAATATTAACCTGTTTGGTCTTAATAATCAGTTTTCTAAGCTCTTTTAGCTTATATCGCTGACCACATCGATCACACTCCGCAATGGAGTTTTTACCACTCGCATACTTACTAGGCATAGAACATAGTCCTTGGCACGAAACGAGATGCTGCTTTGTCTCTATCTTCGGTAGATGCCATTAGCCATTGCTCTTCATATTCACTTTTTAAAAACTGCATTCTTGGTAATGCATCTGGTAATTTTTGAGACAAATAAAATGCCAATCCAGCCACCATGCAAGGTAGTAAACGGAATGGGATATCTTGCTCTACCGTGCCATTAGTACCTGCGTCCTGAATCCTGCGTAAACGCCAATACACGAATGTATAAGGCCCGCCACCTGCATCTGGTGTTAACCAAAGGTTTACAGCGGGTAGATTCTGATTAGTGATGGCTGCGCCCGTAGTGTGCGAGGTTGCAGTTGTACCATTTTGACCACGGAAACAATTAATAATTTGATTGCCAGAAACGTTTGAATAACCAATGGTCTCATTTCCGAGTTTAATAAAGCCTGTAGTCGTTAACTGTTCAATGTTATTAACGGTAATTGTGGTGTCCGTGGCCGATATACTGCCGTTTAAAGTAACTGATGTGGCATTGTTTTGACCAGATTGGCGGTTAAACCATGCCTGAATAGGACGACCTTGAGCCAATTTGTTAGGGATAGTTGACCATGTAGACTCTGAAATACGGCTAATATTGATGTCAACCTGATTACTCTGTGATCCGTTGTTTTGACGGATGACCATATCTAGGATATCAATGGTATCTACTGGCATAGGATACAAGCCCTGTCCTGTAGTCAATAAAATCTGCCCCTGCTCAATAGTCCATAGATTAATGCCACGGTTTGCCCACTCAATCGTTAATAAATTAAGCGATCTGCGGGCGGTACGCATATCGTAACCCGTGCGAAGTTCTTGACCACAACGCTCAAAAGCCTCTTCAATGAGGTTATTTAAATCTAAATTAAACGCTGTTGCTCCAGAAGTAGACATTAACTAACCTTTCGAAACGGCTTTACTTTTGCTTTTACTTTTGCTGGCTGGGGCACGAACTGCTTTCCCTGTGCTTTGCCCGCTCGTTTTGCTCGTGTTGTTGCTGCGTACTCTTGGGGACTTAACGACTCGATTGCTTTTTTTGGCAGGTACCGTTCCCCCGTCTCGGACGACTTCTTCCCTGACTTGGTTGTCCACTTTTGGTCGCCCCAAGCCTTTAAAGATTGCTGTGATTTTGCTAAGCCACCCCCAGCCAGCTTCTTCTTTTTGCTGGCACAATGGGCTTTCTCCGAGAACCCCTTCGGGCTGTCGCAGTTGACTGACTTTTTGCGTTTGTCTGACCATTTCACTTATATCCCCCGCCTTTTTCCTTGTACTTCTTAGCTAAGAGTTGCGCTTTTCTAGCAGACCACTGACCCGCCGCCGTACCATGCGTGGCAGACGCTTTAATACTGTTAAATAAAGCCTTGCGCATACTAGGTTTCGTATAGTTACCAGCTTTATTAACCGTACCGCCCTCTTTGTATTGGGTGAAATCGGTATCGTCCCTACGGGCTTTCTTAACCCCTTTGCCCATCTTAGAGGGCATTATGGCGCCCATACCACGAGAAGGTCTCATACTATCTTACCTTTGGTTTTACCCTTAACAGCACATCCATCAGCACGCTTAGAAGCACTAGATACCATCCCACCCTTTTTCATTCCAACGCCTTGAGCTTCCATTTGGGCTTGCTGTTTAGTTTTTCGACCAGCAGCTACTTCGGCTTCTAATGCTCTAATTTTTTCGTCTTGGGATTTATTAGTCTCACCAGTAACTGTGCCTAATACTTGATCCCGTAACTCTGGAACAGCAGCGCCAAATCCAATGCTCTTAAGATTCTGAGCGCCTTGTTTTAATATATCCATTAGATCATCCGTCCTTTTGTTTTACCTTTAACACAGCATCCATCTGCTCGTTTGGAGGCACTAGATACCTTACCCCCAGCTTTAAAAGGCTTATCTAAACCCTTCATACCACTGAAATCGCCACCAGCCCCACCGCCGCCACCGCCTGCTCTGGATAAACCAGGAACCTTCTTATGCTCGTTCCTAGCTTCATTTAAAGCCTTACCTTCGTTAACGTACTTCTCTAACTTCTCCGCAAACATCTTGGCTTTTTCTGGATTAGCCGTTGGGTCATTAGCCATACCCCGCTGCATTCTTTCAAGAAAGGACTTCCCTTCCCCGACTTTCGGGGCTGGGTTAACGGGTTCTACAGGCTTAACCATTACGCTCTCGTTTTTCCGCGAATAGCACAGCCATCAGCACGTTTAGAAGCGGAAGAAACCTTACCACCAGACTTCATACCAAGCGCTTTGTTGACTTTAGCCTGGGAAGAGTCTGGGTTCTTTTCGTCCATCTTGCGCATACGCTCCGCAGCTTCTTCGTTCTGTTTAGGAGTGCCCATAATATTGTCTTTTAAACGCTTCATTAAACTAGGCTTAGGGAAATCTTTTTCAATTTCTTGTTGCGACATTAAACCAGCTTTTTTAACATTATCAATATCAGCGCTTTCATATTCTTTGCCAGATTTTTTAGCATCTTTTGCTAAAGAATAGCGTGACATTAAATGGTCAATATGCGCTTGTCCCGCTGCATGACGTGGGTCTCTTTTATCTTCAGCCATGATTAGCAAGCCTTCCCGCCTGATTTCATCTTAATCATTGTGCCTTTGGTTTTACCTTTGGCTTCAATGCCGCCGCCACGAGCCATCTTCTTAGGAGCACAAGCCATACCGCCAGACTTTAGTTTGCTCATGTCAGATTTTTTGCCGCCATGCAATTGCTTTTCGTGCATGCCAACGGCTTTCTTAACAACCTTTTTGTCCATCTTGATGTCAGAGTGAGCCATACCGCCTTTAGCCATCTTGCCTTTGCCGTCAGCAGCAAACGCTGGGACTTTCTTACCGTCCTTCTCAACCATTGGCATACCGCCTTCGTTCATCTTCATTGTTTTCTTTTTAGCCATAATAGCCATCATTCCTGGGTTCATCTTTTTCATGGTTCCACCTTCTTTAAATGTTTTGCCTTTGTCGGCAGTTAAAAATTCCTTCCCTACAGCGAAAGATACACCTGCTTTTTTGGCAAACTTTGGGTTATTAGCCACAGCCGCCATGAAATTGTGTTGTTTTTTAGAGACGCTAGGCATTTGTTAATTTGCTTTGAATAAGCTGGTCAATTTTGCTTTCAAGGCGGTTAAACCTTGCGTCAATGTGGTCCGTAATTCTTGTAACTTCTTCACGAGTAATGTGCTCACGCGCTACCTCCACTCTAGTTGTATTGAGTTTATCGTCTAACTCTTTAATTTTGCTAAACTTTTCCTTCACGATATACCCTAATACAGATATAAATACAGTTAAAAGCCCTGACCAAGCAGCTATAGCGATAGTCAGTAAGCTGTCCATTAGCACTTCCACCGCTTTAAACTAGCTGCCTTACGAGTAGGGCGACCTTTTTCGTCTTTCATTGGTCCGGGCATGCCAGACATCCGAGCACAAAATGACTTCTTACGGGCGCCACCTTCGGGCTGCGGAGCCTTTAGATTCGAGCCAGTAGCCGCATTATACTTAGCACGGCCTTTGGCGGTAAGCCCAGCGCCCTTAGATACAGGCAACTTTTCACCACGACCAACCGCAAGCGAGACACTTTTTTTCTTAGCCATAGAATACTGTTACCGTCATGCTTGCTGGGGTTGTAGCGTAGATACCGTTATCACAACGAATACCTTCACCAGGAATAACAACAGTACTTGCACCACCTGAGCTTGCAGGAATTACAAGAGAAAATGCAACAGTACCTCCAGAGCCATTACGCAAAGTTAGAGTCCCACCAGCGGTAGGGATACCAATAACCATGCCTTTAATACGTGCTGGACCAGCAAATACGGCTGCGTCTGTCTGTGCGGCAGCGATTGCTGTCGACTTTACGTCATATTGCATACCCATAATTAATCTCCAA